ATGAATTATCGTGCTGATATAGATGCGTTAAGGACTTTCGCGGTTCTTGCCGTAGTAATTTTCCACTTTAACGGATCTGCATTGCCTGGTGGATTTGCTGGTGTAGATGTTTTTTTTGCTATATCTGGTTACCTAATGACCGGCATCATAAGCTCTGGGATCGTGAACGAAAGGTTTTTAGTTTCTCGGTTCTATCTATCAAGGGCGAAGCGAATTATCCCCGCACTGAGCGTATTGTGCTTATCGCTGATGGTTTTTGGGTGGTTTAATCTAGCCCCGCTAGAATATTCAGCCCTTTCTAAACATGCAATTTCAAGCATATTGTTTGTTTCCAACTTCGTCTATTGGAATGAGTCTGGATATTTTGACGCTGCATCACATGAAAAGTGGCTACTTCACACTTGGTCACTCTCTGCTGAGTGGCAATTCTATCTTATCTATCCATTTATCTTGTTAGCGTTATATAGAGCGTTTCGTGGGAAATGGATTGGCACGTCCTTGATAGTTCTTTGTATTTCCAGTTATTTATTTAGTGTGTATTCTTCCTATGTATGGCCTACATCATCATATTTTCTCTTACCCAGCAGGGCATGGGAAATGTTCGCTGGAGGCGTTGCTTACTTTTTTGTAAGGCAGTCAAACTCTAAATGGTCGGCTCTAACTCATTACATCGGCTTGACTCTAATTATTATTTCTTACTTTACTGTTTCGTCGCAGGATTTGTGGCCTGGGTATATGGCTATGCTTCCAGTATTTGGTGCATGTCTGTATCTCTACTCAAATCACAATGGTTTTTTATCGAAATTTAAACCAGCATTATTTATAGGGAAATGGTCCTATTCAATATATCTATGGCATTGGCCTGTAGTTGTTTATTGCTATATGAATGATATCAATATAGGTGTGGTAACGGGATTGACTATATCTATAGCATTGGGTTTTGTTAGCTATCAGATTATCGAAAAAAGAAGGAGCTTAAAGCTTCTTGTTGTTACACCTTTTGCTGCTGCAACTTCATTCTTTGTTTTGATTGGCAACGGATTTGCCTATCAAATGCCTAAGGATGTTTATAATGCAACTATGCTTGACCCTAACGCTGAGGCTTATGGAGTTTACACCTGGAAAGCCATCAAAAAGTTAAATTTGGATTTCTCAGGTGAAGGGAGGAAGGTACTAGTTTTAGGCGACTCTACTGCTGGTGACTTTGTAAACGTAATGCTTGAGGCGAAAATTCATGAAAGAATGCAAATACGTACAAGAATAGTTACTTCAAACTGTGGTTCTTTCTTCTTAAATCAAAAACAGAGGAATGCTCTTTACTCAGTTTCATATGACATAAAGAATGGTTTAGTTTCGAAAGAACAATGCGACAAGGATATTGGAGCTGTTTACAGAGACACAGCAGTGAAACAGGCTGATGCCATTGTAATATCTATGAATTGGAGATCTTACGCTATTCCTGCACTCAGAGAATCTCTTACAAATTTGCGCTCAATAACAACCGCGCCAATTTTTATTGTTGGAAGTAAAAGTTTTGACAAACCTCTCCCAAGAATTATTTATGATGCTTATGTTAAAGGAAAATCTATTAGTAGTTATGCTTTCTCAGAATCGTTGAGCCAGATTTCAATTAATGAAAGAATTAATAGCATTACTAATGCATTCGACGGAGTACACTTCATAGATATCAAAAGATCAATATGCAACATTAGCACACAAAACTGCAATGTTTTCAGCAATAAAACACCTATTTTGTATGATAGTACTCATTCTACATTGCAGGGAGTAATGTTAATTTCAAATTCACTCACGAGTGAGCTTTCGCAGATAAGATAATGTATAATGATGGGGCGTTAGCCCCATCATTTGTACAGTTAGATGATGCTTACAACTTCTCCTGAAATCATTGCCGTAATCTGCTGACCTCCTACGGGTTCTCCTTTTATAATAACTTCCATTCTTCCAGAGTTGGAGTTTGCTGACATATCCATTCCGTCGGTTGGTGAATAAAAAGCATAGTTATTTAAAGTCCTCGAATTGGCTATTAACGTGTCCGATATTGTTGTTCCGATAATTGAAGTTTGTCCAGCGCGTTTTATTATGCCAGATAGTCCTGTGGCCCTACGAATGATAGCTGTTAGGTCATAAGAATGCCCGTCATATCCACGCAAAGAAGAATCTTGAGCAAAACGAAGAATTGCGGTTGCGGAAGATATAGCTTGAGTTGCTGAGTATCCGGTAAATAAAAAACTAGTAAAAGAACGATCACTTATAGATGAATTATAAAATCGTTCAACTTTAAGTGACTTAAACGCATACAACCCATTGACTAAAATACTTTGCTCAGCACGAGTATTTTGTTGTATATCAAGTTCCGGGAAGTTATATAAATCCATATTGGCGTTAACTGTACCAAGAGTTCTATCTTTTATATTAATATTAATAGGGAATGCGGTCTGGTTTGATACAATTCTTATTGTTGACAGCCTATTCACAGTTGAATCAATGGTTATGACTGGTGCTGATTCTCCAATGGTGTTTCCATGTATTTCTAGACTATCAGCATACCCATAAATGTAAAATCTACTTTCCTCCGTATACGTTCCATGAATTTGGGTTCCTGAGCAATTGCCTATCTGAATTTGCCCAACTTCTAGCGTTCCGGTAACAGAAGTACCATACACAGGATTTCTCACAGTGGAGCCTGATGCATGTGATGACGCAAGTGCGCTGTCAAGGGTTATTACATTACCGTTTATGGCAGTTATGGATTTTGCCTCTAAGTTTCCTCCAGTTATTTCTAACTGAAATCCAATAGAAAACCCTGCTGCCGAAACTACAGTGATTGATGTGTCGCCTGGAGATGCTGCTGCGGTTAAAGTTGTAGTCTGTCCATGAATTAGGGTATTAACAAGAGATGCACTGGAACCACCAATGTATCCATCAAGCTTTATTGAGTTATAACACACTCTGACACTGTTTTGAGTGGATGTTACCCCGTTAGTTCTTCCTTGGGTGTGTCCTTTCCAATGCGTAACTAATCCGCATAAATCTACATTCGATAACCTATGCCCAATTGACTTGAAAGATAACTCTGCATAGTGTGCTGCACAAAGAACACGCGAAGCTGCCGACGCTCCATTATTCGTTATATTTCCGTCAATAGTAAAACCTTTCACCGTTTGGTAAAAATGAAACCCATCTCGCGCTCTGTTCCTGGGGTCAATTAAAGTGTGTGTCATTGATATCCCCGAAGTAGTAGATATCAGTGTTGTTGAATCCCAACCAGAACCATCAAATATAAATGCACGCCGATCTACATCGAGAGTAAATGCCCCTATATTGTACGTCCCTGCTGGAAATGACAGGCTACGCATATGTGCCTGTGCGCGAGCCACACGGTTACCCTCATCCACAGCAGCTACGTTTTCAACATCAGTGCCACCGAACTCGAATGACGCATAGTTCATGTCAGGGAAGCATACGAGATTGGCGTATTTACCAGCGGGCAATGTCAGGCTAAACGTGGTCAGGTCCTGAGTAGACGAGATAACCCATTCCGATACGTTTTTAACCCCCTTCCCGTTGACATACGTCCTGACGTGCATCCCATCCTGTACACCGCTAAAGTCTTTTGCCAGTAGCTGTGTCACTGTTTCTACAGTGTAAATACGACGCGACAATGCGTTAGCGACGGTAGTGTCGAGTGGATCGCCTACAAGACTTGAGCCAGCGCTCTCCCCGAGCCTTTGCTCAAGTCGGTCAGGGTCATATTTCAATACATTCGGATAGTAGAACTGAAGCGAACCGTATGCATCGTAAATAGCCATTGAATGGCCTTTCACGGTTACGAACTTTGATACCTGCCCGTTGTATACAGGGAATCCTCCCGCATTGATTGAGATGGGCTGCGGCACAGGGACCGTCTCGCCATCTTCATTCTCCAGGTAAACCTGTATCTGATTAGACGGAATGGTAGGGTCAGTATCAATTTCGCCAATGTAAATTTTACCATTAGCATTTGCTTTAAATGCCCGCGGCAAGGTGAACACCTGACTAGGCATGCTGATAACGACATTTGCTGAGATGTCTGACATTTACTGTGCTCCGGGCGCAGCAAAGCCGCACAAGATAAAACTTGCGCAGCGTTGCGTTAAGGTCGGTTATAATTGGTTAAAAGAGTGGAGGATTTATGGAACGAGACTGGTTGAATTTTGCTTTCTTAATCTTCGGCATTTGTGTTGGCATCGCCCTTTTCACTTAGCGCTTCAGACTTCGCACCCTGAGCGAATGAGTTAACAATGCGCTCGACGTCAGATAACGCTTTCTCGAACGCAGTAGAGCCTCTAGGGGTATTTGCCAGGCGAAGCATCGCATTACGTGCTGGCTCGCTCTCATACATCCTTGCAAGCAATCCATACCCGCCACCAACGCCAATCAAAGCTGGGTTCGTCACGGTGCCAATTCCCATAATGAATGGGATGGTCTGTTGACCGGTTGGCGTTGTAACTCCTGCCTGCCCAGCTCTCTTCGTTGACTCCAGATAGTTCTTCAGCCCTTTCAGGTAAGCAGCGTCACGCCCTTTAAACGCAATTCCCGTCTGATTAGACATCAAGTTAACCTGTCGCAGGAACTGGTCAGGTGAGCCGCCAGATTTCTCCATCGCCTTGCCGATAATTCCGTTACGCATCTGAGCTCTACCTACTTGGCCTACAGAGTTGTAGAGGTTCTGCACCTCAGATTTGTTCTTACTGAAAAGCATGTTATTAACGACTTCAGGTGTCAGGTCACCTTTCATCAGAACGTTCTTCAGGCGTGTATTCTGGAGCTTATTAGCTTCATCGGCGTAAATGGCATTAGCTTGCTTGTACCGCCTTAAAGTGTCATTGCCAAGGTTTGTACCTATGGCATTGTCGATATCCCCTGTCATAGCACTGTATACACGATTTACAGCTGCCTCTGACCTGTTGATTAACGCCTGCCGCTCTCCCTTTACGTCCTGCCTAAACTGGCTGCGCAGAGCACTTAACTGAGAGAGGTCCATCGCCATTGGTCCGTTAGCACCGGCATTTCTTGAAAGCTCGTCTCTATATACTTTGAGCTTAGAAATCGTTTCGGTATCAGCAGCGCCGCCTAACTTTTGCAGGTCTGCAATCTCCTTATCTATTTGCTGAATTGCACGGTTAGGCTGGATATTAACCCCAGCCATTGCGCTCTGTACCTGCTCCAAACGATTACCGGCTGCTCTACGGATTCCAGATGATTTTGACTTCAGGCTGCCAACAACAATAGAAGGATCGTATTCACCAAATCGTGACGCAAACTCATCGACCAGTTGGCTGCGCGCTTCCTGTTGATTTGCTCGCATGGTGCTTGTGCCAGCGAAAGGAATATTCTCCGCTGTTGTCTGTGCCATACGTCCTACACGGGAATTTGGAGGCAATATGTCAGTTGTGTGCAGAGGAACATCGGCAGAATTTGCGAATCGGATCGCCTGCTGTGCTTCTGGAGAGATTGCACCCTTTACACCACGATATGCTGCTCCAGCAACGCGCCCAAGCTGATTAACAGCGCCACCTAATACTACTCCAGTGCCAAGGTCGGCAGCCAGTGCTGAGGGGTCATTCTGTTCGCTATTCGCAGCCATCGAGCCTACTGCGTTTTCTGCCAGTAAGCGTGATGCTCCTTGCGCTACTCGACCGGCAATCGTCGGAGCTTGAGTGGCAATTCTCTCAGGACCTACAGGTGTTAGGTATGGCAATGCTTCAGCGAAGATTTTACCTTCCGTGGTCTGAGGGGTTAGTGCTCCCTGCTGAAGGCCTAAATCCTGTGCTAACCCTTCGGTGGTTACGCGGGGTGCTGGTTGGTATGTTCCATCACCAAGGCCCAACTTATTGCCAGCCCATGCCCCTGCGCTCGCTACAGCATCAGCCATTGATGCCGGGATGTTTGCCAGGTTAACACCGGCCTGAAGCAATCCACGCCCTGTTTCTGCTGCCGCATTGCCGAGGTCGGACAGGAAGCCGCCTTGATCTTGTGCTTGAGCTTCCTGTTGTAGCTGCTGTGCTTGCTGAGGCTCTGCTGAAGGCACTGGATATGCAGCATAGAAAGCCTGTTTAGCCTGCTCTGCATTGCTGCCAGCCTTAGGAGCAACAACCTCATTGAAATATTGCTCCTGTGCCAGTGCTTTTTGCTCTGGTGCCAATGCCTGATACTGCGGAGAGGCAATAACGTCTTTCCATGCCTTAGCCATTAATCACCCCATAGTGAAGAGAAGCCGGTGCTTTGCTGCGGTTGCTGTGCTGGTTGAGATTGTTGTGCTGGTCGTGAAGTCTGTGACTGCGCACTGCGGTTACCAACGTCTACGCTGTACTGCTGGTTGTAGTTGTCGGTGTACTGCTGAATGTCTCGAAGTGATTGCTGCATTGCTTCCGGGCTTGAGTAGTCGACCTGCGGCATGCCCTGAAAGTACATCTTCGCTTCTGCGACGGTGTTGATGCCTGACGCGCCCATATCCCTTGCGGCTGCAATGCCCTGATTCTGCATCTTTCCCTGAATGCGCTTGGTAGCATTGAATAGCTGGCGTTGCTCTCCGCCACCAAGACGACTACGGACTTCTGCATCCCATGATGGAGACCCGTTACCGCCCGTTACGCCAGTCATGAAGTCAAGCTTCTCAGTTGGTGCATTCAGGATTGCGTTCAGATCTTTAGACATCGCGTAATTCTGCGCAGATGCTGCCGATGTTGCCGGCGCAGCGATTGAGATTGCTGGGACACGAACTGTGTTTCCTGCATTGTCTACGCCCTCATAGAAAGCGTTCTGCCCGGCACCATGAAGCTTTCCAACGATTTGCACGGTGCGACCATCTGACAGTTGGACAGTGCGCCCGTCGCCTCCTGCATTGCCAGATGCGTTTGCGCGTTGATTAGCCATGTCCTGACCTCGGCGCGCTGTCGCTGCTGATATGTCCTGACCTCGTGCGGTAATATCCTGCCCACGACGCTGTAATGACTCTCCAGCCTGATTGCTACGGATAGTTTCGTTGAGCTTGTCTCGGTTCAGCGCCTGACCAGCAATCTTGTCCTGAGCATTGAAGTAATCAACCGGCCCAAGTGCAGCCATGCCAAGATGGTCTACAAACTCACCAAACTGTTTCGGATTCTGCTGGTAAGTCTGGGCGATTTCAGCCGGGTCTAGTCCTACTCGTTGCAGGTCTGCCGAGTTGTTCTGCAACCATGCTCCCATTGCTTCTGGTGAAGTGGCAGCGAGACGGGCGGCGGCTGCAAGGTTACCAACCGTGGCGCGCTGGTCTTCATCGACAAACTTCATTCCGTTTCGAACAGCATCTACCTGGTCTGGGAATTGCGCAGCTAGTTGTCGCATAGCATTGCGATCACCTGATGCGTAGGCCTGGCCATAAGCCTGCTGGAATTGCTGCTTTCTCTGGGCCTGTTCCTGCTGATTGTAGATATCCATTACAGAGCCAATACCCTGCAATGCCTGCAATCCAATGTTGTTGCGCCCTGAGCGTTGGTCTTCGTTATTCTGACGAATGAATGCGAGCGCTGTGTTTGCATCACTGGCTTGTGGTGCATTTGTATTTACTCCACCAAGACCTGCCAGCAACCCCCCAGAGTTACCTGACTGCTGCCATGTAGCCATGATTTCCCCTTAGAAAAGTGAACCGAGTCCGCCAATAATGCCGCCACCAATGGCGCCTGGGATTGCTCCTATCCCGCCAATGGCTGCACCTCCCATTGCGCCCGCGGCTGCCCCGCTAAGTGCTCCACTAAGGAAGTTTCCTGCCGCTGATGGGCGATTAGCATTGGCTGCTGCTGCGTTTGCCTGCTGTTGATATAACTGACTCGCATTGTTGGCGTAGTTCTGCCCCGCCGTGGCCTGACCGGTAAGCGCACCAAGACCAATATTTGCAAGATTTTGATAGTTGTTCATCTGACCTGAAAGCCAGTTCTGCCCGAGCGTGGGTGCAATGGTGGCTAACTGATTGCTTGTTGCGGTAGAACCTAGACCGCCCGTTGCTTCAGCGGCGTTAAGGCTCTGGTAGCGAGCCTGGTTAGCCAAGTCTTTATATTGCTGTGAGTTGTAATACTGATTAAGGGCATTACCCTGCCCCTGAAGCGTTGACAGATTCTGCAACTGAGATACGTATTGCTGCGCAAGTGGAGTGAACGGTGCAAGGTTCTGCATGTTCGTTTGCCACATTTCACGCTGTAGCTCTATACCTTTCTTCGTAGCATCAGCTTGCGCCCCAGCTCCGTTATCTCCGCCACCTTTCTGATACACCGCTTTGTTGAGGTGTTTATTAGCAATACGATGAATTAGCATTTAATAGCTCCTCATATTTCGAACGAGGTAATTGATAGAGAGTGATACCCACAGGTTTCCCATTGCTCGTATAGGCATCTTCCATATGACCAATGCGAGTGGCACCAAGCAGACGAATCAATGCGCGGCCATATTTTGTAGTGTCGGGGACCATCGTGACGCTGTTCAGGAACGGGGAGTTATCGAGAAGCCATTTGCAGAATAACCGGTGCCCATTGAGGGCGTATTCACCACGAAAGCCAGGAGAGTAGATAGCATGACATTCAACTACGCTGTGCCAGAAGTTACGCACTTCATGAACGCCGGCCAATAAAACACCCTCATAGATGCCGAGATATACCGCATCAGGCTTGATGAAGTATTTATCCCCGCTGTCGACGATGTTTCCTGTGTTTTCTGGATTGTTGAGGAATTCTGCAAGCTTTACCGGATTATCGATGAGCTTGATATGCATTAGTTTATTAATCCATGTGCTCGGTCTGAATTCTCAAGAGCCAGAATTCGCTGCCTTGCCTGAATAAGGCCCGCAATAATGGCGTTTATTTCTGACTGCGTATAAGTTGCGCTTGCTGTATAGGATTGGTTGGCATTGAATGCACCAAGAAGCGCTGTTCCAGTACCTGCTGTCCATCCCGTCTGCCGTGCTCCCACAACTTTTGTTCCGCCAACAGAATACGATGCTGTCACGTTAAGTGGTGACGCCAGAGTTTGAGAGGCGGTGGTTGATTTTGAAACGTAGTCACCTTGTAGCGTGGTGATATTACCTTCTGCCGAAGTGACGCGAGTCGTCAAAGAGGAAACGTTGGTCTGCAACTCAGAGACATCAGCCTGTAGCGTAGTTATGTTTCCTTCCGCTGTCGTAACCCTGACTGATAGAGCTGAAATTGCAGTCGTGTTTCCGGTAATGCGGATTTCATGATCGTCTACTTCAACGCGTAATGCTGAAATCCGGCTTTCGTGGTCTTCAAGGATTACATCTTGCTGTTCGTTCTTAACAGTCGCCTCATAAGCCAGTTCTCCTGCATTATTTGCAGCATCAGCAAGACTGAGCATATCCGTGTTTTGCTGAATGATGTAGAGGCGATATGGCTGGCTAAATGTATTGGGAAGTATTGAAGAGTCAATGCGCCGTGATTGCACGTTAAGGGGGTATTTGTATTTATTGTCTTTTGAATATTGTCTTTTGTGTTTAGCTGAGTTGGCTTATACCCATTAGCTGACTTGGCTAATGTTTTATTAGCCGTCTTGGCTAATGTTAAGCTGTCTTGGCTAATCCACTCTGAGACCACCTTGTTAACGCCAATTCTCACGCCGTCTGCAATGAGAAACTTGCGTTCAATCAGCTGGCGTTTTGCGGCGCAGATACTTCAGCACCTTCGACAAACTGGTAAAAGAGCTTTGCCACAAAGAGATTCTTGAGTCAGAAGCACAGTCACTGACAGAGCTGAAAACTCATATCGACAATCTTTCCTCTGAACTTGCTGACGGCGTTAACGACTTTCTGGAGCGTGCACAATGATCGGATTAACGTACGACCCGGGCATTACCCCAAACGAGTTGGTAGCCCGCCACCGCTTCAAACCCATCAACGATATCCCACGCGAAGAAATGCTGAAGAAGAACTCATTCCCCAGCGTGAACGAGAACAAATTCCTGACAGCGTGGTTAAAGCAGAGGGCGAAGAAATGAGCGTGAGTCGTTACGAGTTTGAAGATTACGGAACCAATGAAGTTGATGGTCGTTATGTGACTTACGAAGACTACGCCGCACTTGAAGCCAGATGCGCGTCGCTGGCTGCGGAGTTGCGTGCAGTCGAAGCAATCCACAACGAGGCAGTGTTCATCACAGACGATCGCTATGAGCAGTGCCCTCCGGAAGTGCAGAAGATAATTAGGTCACTGGCCGTGATGCAGATTCCTGCGTACCAGGCTTTCCTGGCTGAAGTGCGTTCCGGCGCGGTAGACGAAGTTTGCCTGAAAATTAGCAATGCAATTGTTAATTGCTATCAGGACGAACAGGTCGGCCTTGATGCAGCGGCAACTATTTGCGGTGACTTCGCCGCCCAGCTTCGCAAAGGAGTGCAGTCATGAGCATGAAAACTGATATCACTGAACTCCCGCCTAACATTAGCTGTGGCGTCCGCCGGCGCTGGCACGCTCAACGTGGGCAACGAAATGGTCGTGGCGGGAGATATCAGCGCCTGCCGTCACGACAGAATTTAAGAAAATGGATTGCAAAGCGCTTGATTGCAGAAGTTTTAGCGGAGGCCGCCCAATGAGCAACATCGACAAACGCGCATTACTAGGCGTGCCGAAACACGCCAATCAGCACCGTCTTTCCCGACTGACTATGGAGGTGCATACCGATGAGCTTCGCATTATGGCATCAGCGGTAGAGAGCTATACCGACGAGCTGATAGCAGCGCTGGAAGCCGCAGAGAAGCGGATTGCTGAGCTGGAGGCGCGGGAAGTGAATGGTAGGTTTCCATTACCAAAAGATTCGTCTCAAGGATGGAAAATCGATCCTGAATTCATTAGCAAAATTCAGGATGCAATTGGGTATGACGAAGAATGTCAGTGTTGGGAAGGTTCACCATCAATGGAGATGGTTGAGGCCGTATTAATCGCCGCCGCTGCAATAAAGATGGATGAAAGGGGGTAGTCATGGCACTGACGAAAAAACAGCGCGCAGAGTTGCGCATGAAGTTCGGTGGTCGCTGTGCTTATTGTGGCTGCGAACTTCCTGAAAAGGGCTGGCATGCTGACCACGTTGAGGCGGTGCTGCGAAAATCTGAGCAATGTATGAAGGCTGCTGCGAAAGGCATCTTCAAACTGAAGGCGACGGGTGAATTTTACAGGCCAGAGGCTGAAAGACTGGAAAATCTATTCCCGGCATGTGCGCCCTGCAACTTACTGAAAACGTCCTACTCGCTGGAAATGTTCAGAAAGCAGGTATCTCTTCAGGTCGAGCGAGGGCGCAAGAGCAGCATGAACTTCCGAACGGCAGAGCGTTTCGGCCTTATCGAGGCAGTGGAGAAGCCAGTGGTGTTCTGGTTCGAACAGTATCAGGAAGGAGCAGCATCATGAGCACACTTACCAAAGAATGGCTCCTGAAGACAATCGCGGAGCTTGAAGAAGAGCGCGTTGCTGTGCCCGGCGTTGTAAACGAAGACGCGGCCAAGGCGCTCGCTGCGATGAAGCTGGCGCTGGCATCGCTCGAAGCGGAGAAAGAATACAAGCACCACAGCATTATCGCTGAGCAACTGGATCACGTTCTATCCAGCATAGATGCTACAGACCATCAACGAGCCGTAATCAGTTGCGCTGTAGACAGGCTAAATAATGTTTCGCAGCTGCTACAAAGTTCTCCTTCTGCGTTATTGGTACCAGAGACGCTGGATTATCAGGGAGCCAAGGAGCTTTATAACTACCTGATGAACGAAGAAGAAACTAATGCAACCGTAAATGGATGGAACTCCTGCCGCGCCGCCATGCTTCAGGGTGCCGAACATGATAGGGACTCAACGTGTAAGTAACCTTTACAAGTTGAACACTAACCACCTCTAAAGGGTATTGTGAATGTCAAAGCAACCGTTAACACACGAAAGACTATTGCATTTGCTTTCATACAATGAATTCGAAGGCGTGTTTACATGGAATGTTACCAATAGCGCAAGAGCAGTTGCTGGGAAAAGAGCTGGCACAATTAATGGTCCAGGATATAGATGCATTCAGTTAGATGGGGTCATTTATACCGAGCATAGGCTGGCTATGTTTTATGTTAATGGAACATGGCCTGAGGTTGTAGACCATATCAATGGAGTTAGAAGTGACAATCGCATTGCAAATTTAAGAGAGGCTACGCCGTTAAGCAACTCATGGAACTCAGCTTTGCGTAAAAACAATACATCGGGTTATACGGGTGTGTGCTGGCATAAGCAGAATCGAAAGTGGAAGGTTCAGTTTAAGTTTGAAGGTAAGAGTTATTCCTTTGGTCTTTATGATGATGTTCATGAGGCAGGAAAGGTGGCTGATAGGGAGAGAAGGAATCTCCACAAGGAGTTCACAAGCAATAGAGATAATCCAAAATTGCCTACTTCCCCATAACAAACCCGCGCCCAGCGGGTTTTTCTTTATCCGGAGTCACCATGCACGCCAATCCAATTATCTGGCTCATAGTCGGAATTATGGCTCTGAGCGCTATCTCTTCACTCATTCACATGTCAGAGGGCTTGTTATGGCTAAATTTGCTGTGGGCGCGTTAGTGCAGCTTAAGTCTGGAGGCATCAGAGGGATGGTTGAGAGCCAGATTGAGCCGGATAGCGACCATCCGAAAGCATGGGTGCGTTGGGATGACGGAAACTACTCGGTGCATCACGAACACGAACTTCGCGCAGCTACTGTTGATGAGCCTCGCGTGTATAAGAAATTGGCGTAAGGAGATGAATGATGGGACCTAACAAGGTTTTAGTGGATATGCAGGCAAATAAAGAACTGGAATCAGCAAAGAATGCGGCGATTGCAGCCAGAAAGCCAGAATGGGATGGCGAGGGGCTGCCTCCGGTTGGCATGGAAATAGAATACAAGTTTACGAAAGTAAACTATCGCACTGATTTCTCTCGTGGAAAAGTTCTTGCATACGGTATGCATAATGTCTTCATGGAGCACTGGTCTAGCAAGAATGAGTTTATCCAGCCATTAGATAAAATCGAGTTCCGCCCAATCCGCTCAGAAGCAGATAAGAAGCGCGATGAGGCCATAAAGGCAATCGACGATGCTCAATCTCAGGTATTTGACCAAGATTCTACTTTTTCGGAATACCTATACGACGCTATAGCAGCCGGAAAGATTCCACACATCCGCATTGAATAGACCGCCGCAATGGCGGTTTTTTATTGGAGATAGATATGACTCGAGAAGAAGCCATTAACAAACTCAAGATTCTGCAGGAGATGAGAGATAAGGAGATTGCCCATTCTAATGCAGATGACGTGATCTGCGATCTCTTAAAAGCGCTCGGCTATGAAGATGTCGTAAAGGAGTATGACGTTATCGATAAGTGGTATGCATAGGAGATAGATAATGATAATCGGCATCCACATGGCATATCTCTACCTTAAGCGAGAACTCTATAAGGAGACCATCCCGGTAGGACTGTTTTTCTTGGCAATCGAGATGTTTGGATGGATTGGCCTTATCTATGTACTGGCGGGAAATTAACCATGGAATCACACAGCCTCACACTCGATGAGGCCTGTGCACCAAAATCCCCTTCCCTGTTCGATTCCCAATCTGGAGATGAAACCTATGCGCGAACTTCGCGACGACTCACTTGTTGACTTAAAGTTCATGATGGAAGATTCTGGTATGGGCAAAACGTTCCTGTACTCAGAAATCAAACATGGACGCCTGCCATCACCTCACAAATTCGGACGAGCTTCTAAGTGGGTTTATGCCGACTATCAGAACTGGAAACACAGCTACTTCTCACCACTCCAAAAAGCCTCATGA